ACGCATTATAAGAGGCTCTGCCCTTGGCATTCAAGCCGCCTTTTGGATTCTGACCAGCTTTTGTTTGCCAAGTTGGAGTTTTCATTTACTTCACCTTTTTAGGCTTCTTTGCAGTCTTAGCCGCCTGTTTGAAGTCAGCGGCTGTAGGTGCGGCTTTAGACCCCACCTTGTTCATCTTCTCGCCAGAACCAGCCTTGATACGAGCTTGTTTGGCCCGAATGTTTGAATAAAGTCCCTGCTTCATTTCATCTTCTTCTTGGGTTTGGCCTTGCCAGCCTCACTCAAAGCAATAGCAATAGCCTGTTTTTGGCTCTTAACCACAGGGCCACCCTTGCCAGAGTGCAAAGCACCTTCCTTGTACTCGCCCATGACCTTCTTGACTTTTTTAGCAGATTTAGTCATCTTCATAGGGTTTCTCCTTAGTACAGGACTTTGGCAGTGATTGAGCCTGAAGTCCAAGCAGTTACGTTTGCTCGCAAATACTTGGGTGCGTTTTGGATGGTGACGATACCGTTAGCAGTCAAAGCAGTGCCAATGGTTGACCAGTTAGTTCCATCAAGACTGCCTTGGAAAGCCACGGTAGCAGTAGTAATGCCTGAAACTTGCAAGAACGCTGGTTGACCAGCATCAGCCTGAACAGCCTTAGAAGCACCAGTAGCGCCAACTGCGCTCAGGAGTGTGATTGGGTCGGTTAAAGAAGCCATTATTTACCTCGTGAAGATTTTTTCATCATGTTGGTAGCGGTACGACCACCACGCATAGGCATAGCTTTCTTTGGCTTGCCAATAGCAACCATGATAGTTACAGGGATACCCTTTTTCTTGCCATACTCTTTGGCTTCTTTCTCGCCTTTTTCAGAGTAGGGAAACTTCTTTTTTCCGACCATAGGCATAGCGTTCTCCTTATTTCCAGATACGATCAACAATAAAGGTAACGATACCGCCCATAAAGGAAGCGATAGTCATACCCATCCAAAAACCACCTTTACCCTTGTTGGCAAGTTCCAACAGGGATTTGACATCTGCACTCAATAAGTGCATCTCCTTCTGGAGAGCCTCGACTTGAGCTTCTAATTTGCCAAAATCTCTGGCATCAATATCAGACATTTACAACCTTTCGGGGTCTACCCATACGTTTAATTGTGGGAATGACAGGCGCACGAAAGGCGGTATCTGTACGAACAGGATTATCAGATTCTATGGTTACTTCTGGCTCGTCTACCCTCACATAACCTTGATGACCCTTCATGGAGTCAATGTCATGTTGCAAGGTGAAAGTCACGGTGTTACCAGACTGGAGACAACGAAAAGTAGCCATAAAACCCCTCAAGTGAGAAAGGGGGGACTAGCCCCCCCATCATTAAACTACAGGACGACCAATGATAAGTTGCAATGTAGTTGAAGCCAAGTCAACAGAACCTGCTGTTGGGTTATAGGTCACGATAGTCACAGTGTTTGCGGCTGAAACATAGGCTCGGCGAACCAAACCAGCTTCACTAACACCAATTGCCATACCAATAACCATGTCACCCAAAGCAACTCCTGCGACAGTCACTGTGTCTGTAGCTGTAGCTGTAGTAGCAACTGAGCCGCTATCTAAAGTACAGGAAACATCCCAAGTGTCTGTGAACAAGCCCCGAAATTGATCGTTTCCACGGCGGGAAACTACTGCTGTTGCTGCTGCCATTTTGATTTCTCCTAATTAAGTTAAAAAAGTCCCCCCACCACTAGGGCAGGGGGCGCAACTGCAATTAGCTAGGAACAACCAAAGCGAACATAGAAGAAGACTTAGCGGCTCCAGTAGAAGCGGCACTACGCAAGGCGGCTACGCCATACAGAGTGTCACTTGTGAACAGGGTTGCCAAATATTCTTGCTTGTATTGCACTTGTGAACGAACACCAACTTGCTCAACCAGAACCATAGAGTCCTTGTGGCCCATCAAGCAGACACGAGCAATAGCAGAACCGCTAGTTGGGAAAGCGGCAGTAGCAGAAGCAGAGTCAGCATTGCTGGAAGTGAACACAGGGATACCATACAGGTTACCGATTTCACCGTTGCGGATAGCATCGCCATTACCGACAAATGCTTGTTCGGTGTAACGAGCCAGACCCATCAGGGTGTTGCGGCTTGATGGAGGGATGATGAAGAAACGATTGTCCATAGGAGTATCGTTGTCATCCAAACGCTGAATAGTGCGGCGAATAGCGGCATCAGTCAGAGCAGAAGCGTTACCAGTGTTGGTGTTAGCTGTGTAGTCAAAGGTGGTTGTACCGTCACCGCCGATGAAAGCAGAACCGTACTGAGCACCAGTAGAGCCACCGTTAGCCAAACGACCCAACTGAATCAAGTCGGTATCAACTTGACGAGACAGGGCGTAACCAGCGTCAGAAGTGTAGAACTGACGCATAGAGTTCAGTGCTTGGGCTTCCACGATGTCTTCGATCAAGCGGCTATATTCATAGTGCTTGTTGATAGACACAGTAACTTCAGACTCAGTAGCGGCAATCAAAGTGACTGCTGTCTCAGCGGCTTTAGCAGAAGCAGAACCACGAGTAGGTGCAGGAATGTGAACGGTGTCACCTTTCTTGCCCTTAAACGACATCTTCATAACGAGGTTAGCAAGAACCAAGTTTTTCTTATAAGCCGCTACGATTTCATCTGACCAAATATCAGGGATAAATTTGTCAGCGGTTGTTACTGTCACCGAATTGGTGGGGGAAAATGATGTTGCCATGTTGTATCTCCAAAAAAATCAAAAGTTAAGTTATTTGACTCGTCCCTCTGCGTATGCTTGCATGATTTCATCACTCAAAGCATCGTAGCGGTTCGGGTCTTGCATCTTCAGCCGAATAAGGTCAGCCCTTCGGTAAACTCGTTTTCCTGATTCACCAGTACCACCAACATCTACAGATGCAGCCTTAAGATTAGTTTTACGCTGAGTTTCCCCTGCTTCACTAGTCTGTTTAGCCTTAACACCCTTCAATTGCTTGTAGGTACTGAGCAGTTCGTTAGCACTGTCATAGTCATATTCACCATCAGCCTTGGCATACAAGCCAATACGAATAGGAGAAGATTTCACCCAATTCGCAAAGTCTTGGTCTTGAACAATCTGAGCAAAGTCAGGGTGTTCAGCCGCCAGCTTTTGCTGAATTTGCATCTTTTTGAACTCAAGAGCCGCTTGGCGACCAGCGAGTACATCAGGATGGTTATCAACAGTCTTACGAACAGCCGCTTGTGGATTTTCAAAGAAATCTACTTCTGGCTCGTCCTCTTTAACAGGTTGAGGCTTTCCCGCAAGGTTCTGCTTAATGAGTTCATCCGCTAATTTGCGTACTTCCCCCACTTCTTGAGCTTGCTTGCCAATTAGCTTCTCAGCCTCTTGGTGCATCTTGATAATGTCTGACAGTTCTTTGCCCCGATATTTGTCGGGAATGTCATTACTCATCGGCTCAACAGTGGATTGAAGTTTTTGTTCTTCAACGGCTTCTAATTCACTCTGCATCTCGTCTGGGTTATCAATCAACATTGTTTTTCCTTTTTCCTGCCACTTTTGGGTTCTAGGAGATCACAACGGCATAAATGCTTATGTTGTGGTTTTACGCTCGGCAATCAACTTGTCTTGGTGTTTCTTGTCAAATTTCATCCATGAGGATGGGAAATGACCTGACCAACCTTCCAAGTTAATGCTTGGAGCAGAGATTGTGCGACTGGCTGAACCACCGCACTCACACTGAACAGACTGCAACTCATAATTGCAGTACCGTTCAATCCTGTGTCCGTTTTCACAGACAAATTCATACATTCTTTTCATTCAATTCCTCGTAGGCTCGTTCGCTGACCTCTTTCAAGGTTTTCAGCCAAGTCAAGATGGAAAGTTCACCTTTTCTGAACATCAAGGTCTTTTCATCAGGAATAACGCTTATATTATTTAGCGACTCTATCATATTGTCAATGTCAATAGTCAAGTCCTTCCATCCTTCCATACCCATCATGTCAAATCTACTTTCGTAGTACTTTTGTA